GGTTGGGAAGATAAGTTATTTGACAGAGAAGGTTATTGTCAAATCTTCAAAACTGGAATGAATATCTTTTCAGGAACAGCCTTAGCAACAGAGTACAGAGGTATTGCTAATGAGTTTCAAAGAATCTGGCAAGATAAGCTAATGGAACATAAAATGGATATTGAACAAGCTATGCTATTTGGTGTAGGTGCTGCTTCTGCTGAAGCTGTAGCTACTCAACCAACTAGATATTCTTGGGGTATCCTTCCATATACTGAATCTTATGGAAAAGTATATAATATGTCTTATAGCTCATCTGGTTATGATGCGTTTTTAGATGCGATGGAAGATTTCTTCGCTCCTGAGTCTGGTAATAGTGGTAATAAACTTGTCTTGGCTTCAAGAAAAGTAATTACTTACTTAAACAAACTTGGAAGTGGAAGCTTCTTAAATAATTCTGTAGGTTCATCTCAATATAGATTAGATGTTGCTACTGTTCCAGGTGCTTTCGGGCATACTGTAACTGTAGTTAATACTATATTTGGTAATCTTCATTTTGTTCAAGAGCCTTTATTAAGAGGTCCTTGGGAAGATTACTGTGTCTGCGTTGATATGAAAAATGTAGCTTACAGACCACTAATGGGTAATGGTGTTAGTCGAGACACCTTCATTGAAACTAATGTTCAAGCAAATGATATTGACGGTAGACAAGACCAAATTATCACTGAAGCTGGATTGGAAATTAGCGTTCCTGAAACTCACGCAATTCTTAAGTTCTCTTAAGGAAGGAGTGAATAATGGCTTTTACTAAAACTCATATGGGTAATGGTTGGGTGAAACTATCAGAGGCTTCTGCGGCTTTAGCTTCAGGAACCACTGCTGGTGTTACAAGTTCTGCTATTGCAGCTGACGACTTAAACGAATTAGCTAACGCTGGTTCTTATATGTTGCAAGTTGCTATAGCTGATACAGGGACAGTAGTTGCAGATACTTCTATACATGGAGTGCAAGATGATGAATCTACATTTCAAAGTATAGCGACTGATGTAATTGCTGACCAAGCTCAGAATACTACTAAGTTGTATAAAGTCTCTGATGGCATTGCGTCACCAGGACTTAAGTTTAATACAACTAAAGATAGTGGTTCTGGTACAGCTGTTGTAACATGGACTGTAATGTATTATACAGGAGGACCTAGTCTTTCTGATGTTACTATTGCAGGAATAGGGGCTGACCCATCATAATGGTTAGTTTGATTAATAATATAGAGGGGGCTTCGGCCCCTTCTATTAACTAGGAGAAAGAAATGAGTGATTTAACAATAACACATGCAGGGATTTCAGTAACTCCTTCAGTCAAATCTGGAGAGTTTTTTACAGCTGATAGAAAGTTAAATCAGATGAGAGTATCTTTAATAGATGCTGAGCTTACTACAGTTGCGGCAGCTATAGCTAATAATGAAGTTATATCTCAAGGTATAAAGATTGAAAACGCAGTATCTGCTAAAGGTGGAACTGGAATTATACAATCTATTACCTTAAATAATGATGATGCTGAGATGCCTGCTATAGATTTAATCTTTACTCAAGTCAGTACTGATATTTCAGATGCTGAAAGTGAAGTTATAGGAAATTCTGTTTCAGATTTAGATGCTACAGGAGCGAGTGTACTAGGTGTAGTTACAATAGCAGATTGGGCTAATCATGTTGATTTTACAACCTGTACAAGAACTAATGTGGGTTTAATTATAAAAGCAGCAGCAGATACAAAAGATATCTGGGTGCATGCAATTAATAGAAGTGGAGGAAATTTTACTCCAACTGCTACTAATGATTTACATTTAAGAGTGGGGATAATGAAAGACTAATGTTTAATTCTACTGTATGCTCAATAAGAAATGATATACACTCATCTAACCAGTACTGCTGGAAAGGGGATGGTGTGGATGGATATATTTTGCATAACGGGGCTCCAGATATAACGACTGGGCCATTTACTATAATGGGATGGATGACTGGAGGAAGCTTTGGAACTGGTATTTTATATGGAAAAAGAAATTCCTCAACTGGTAAACAATGGTATATTGGAGTAACTATGAAGTTTTTAGTAGGGAATGTTTTAAAGTTTTATTATCAACATAGCAGTCTTGAGCAATATGAAGGTCAAGCTGGTCTTGTTTCTGGCATTGGGAATAGATGGACTCATATAGCAATTGTATGTGACAGAAGTAATCCGTTAGTAGGATATGTTAATGGGGTAAAAGAAACACCGCTTACCAATCTTACTTTAGGTGCTGGAGATGACATCTCCAATGAAACAGGAACCTCATCAGTACTTCCAGCTTCAATGACTTCTGCTCCAGAATCTGGTGCATCTAGTGCTCATTACAACCACTGTGTTGGAGATATTGCTCAATATAATAAGGCTTTATCAGATGCTGACATAAAAGAATGTTATAATGGTGGGACTTTATTTGACCACCAGCATGGACCTTATCCCGATAATTTAGTATATTGGTCAAGAAATAATCCTGGAATAAGAAGATTATCTGCTACTGGGGACCATAACGGAGATGCAGTAATGGGGCCTATGTTATCATATAATGATTATGTTACTAAACATAATATGGTTGAACAGGATTCAGCTAAAAAAACATGTGGAAGAATTATAAAAGGAAGAAGAGTTGTATAATTCTATTAATTATATAACTATTAATGTATCTGATATCACTGATGAGATGATGGATAATGCAGTTGAAGATTCAAGAGATACATTAAGATTAAGTGTAGATGAAAGTAAAGCAATATTAAAATGGGAAGGCACTACTCCCTCTTGCTTTGACGGAATGACAACTTATAGTCATTCAGAGATACTAGAAATATTAAAAGGCTCTGATTGGAGCGGAGGAGAATAAATGGCTTGGGATAGATTTAATATAACTACTAATAGTGATGGAGGGCAATCATTTCAGACTGGACATTGGGAAGAGACTATCAATCTTTTAGATTGGAGTGATGCTGCTAATAATGGAAAAGCAGCCTATACTAGTCATATCCCAATATCTGTTAAGGATGATTTTACAGTATTATTAACATTTTCAGCTGATTTAGCAGGTGATACAAGAATCATAATTGAGCATAGTGTTGATGGGACTAACTGGGTTACTGCTGCTCAATCTGGCACAACTATATTGAGTACAGCAGATTTGACAGGAGGTACAGATATATCAACTATAGCTTTTATAGATGATTCAAGGCAAGCAGAAAATACTACTGGATACTTTTTTGTATATGAGGCTGAAGCTCATGGAAGTAGTAAATATACAAGATTTGGGTTAGACGACAATGGTTCGGCTGATAATAGTAGTGATACTGTTAGATTTCAGATAGTACCACATTAATTTTAATAAAAGGAGAAGTAAGTAATGGCAAGAGAAGATGTGAAAAAAACGAGGACTAATATCAATTTAGTTGGAAGTACTTCTATGGGTGGTCCTTCTATGGGATTTAGTAAGCCTAAAAAAAAGGTTAAGACTAAGTCTAAAATGAAAAGCTATAAAGCTGAAAGTAAGGCTAAAAATGTTGCTAAGGCTAAAGCAAAAGCTAAACCACCAATAAAGCCACCTGCTAAGCCACCTAAAAAGCCTTAATGTCTAAGGTTAAGAAATTAGCAAATGTATTTTCATCTAGTATTGGGAATCCTTGGCACGGTCAAGTGAAACCTGATACTAGAAGGAAGTTAAATTTAAAAAAGAAAGTTAAGAAATAATGGCTGAAACATTTAAAAATCAAGTTGATGCATTAACAGGATTTGGAAGCACTGAAGATACCGCTTTAAGCGATTGGTTGACTGCTGGAGCAAAAGAACTTATACATGTTTTCCCTCCTGCTTTACTGGAAAAATGTAAGGATTTTTCTACTTTAGACACGTCTCCTAATTCTTTGACAAATATAGATACTAGAGGACATGTCTTTAGCGTTATAAGAAGTGATGGAAGTATTAATCAGATTGCTAGTTATATTGATTCTAAATTTAATGGACAGGTAACAGATAGTACTAGTTTATATTTTGCTACTGTAGGAGCTCCTAAATATACTATATACGGTACTAATTTATATGTTTATCCAACTCCATCAGATGCACAGCCTGCTTATATTGAGCATGTTCAATTTCCAACAGTAGCTCATGGGGATTCATCTATTACTAAGTTTCCAGATGAAGCAGAGCATTTAGTAGTATTATATGCATCAATAAAGGCATTTCAAAGAATGATGATTGCATTGCATACTAATACAGATATTAATACTGCTTTAACTGCTGTAACAGATGCAGTTGCTCAGGCTGAAATTGCAGCAACTAAATTTGCAAGTGCTGCTACAGATTCTCAATTTGATACAAATGCAACATGGGATGCAACAAATTCTCAGCTAACTATTGTTAAGGAAGCTTTAGATAAAGCCAAGACACTAATGACTGATGATGCTGCATTTAATGCTTTATCTGGAGTGACCGATGATGTTACTAATGTAAGCGCTCTTTATTGGCTTGGAGAAGAGGATACTGAAATGGTTCAGGCAGCCTTGAATATGGTTCAAGTAGAAATACAAAGAGCTCAAGCAGAAATAAGTCATTGGACTGCAATAGGAGATATGAGAACAAAAGAGATTAATGCAGCTTTATCTGAAGCTGGAGGTTATGTTCAAGAGGCAAGCACTAGAATGTCAAGGGATACTCAGAAATATCAATGGTATCAATCTGAACAAGCAAAATTACAGCAAGATTATGATAAAGGAGTTCAGATTCTTATAGGAGGGACTAAATAATGACTTCAAAAGAAATGATGGAATTAGTACAGCAACATCATCCTCATATGGGTGAAGTTGAAATAGTTAAATTATTAAATAGAGCTAAAGATGATTTCTGTTCTAGAACTGAAATAGTTAAAGATAGTTATACATTTAATACAGTAGCTGGACAAAGATATTATGATATAGATAATAGAATATT